AGTCATCTCATTTTCCTTAACTTTCTCTATCATATCCCTTGTACTTTTGAGGGTCGTCATTTTCGGATAAAAACGACAACCGGTTTAACATTTTGTTTTTATTCTCGTTTTGTAAATTTAAAATCAAATGAATGTGATGGTGCTGTAGCCTTACCACAATAGCCATTTCGCCACCTCGCTTTTATAAAAAACTTTCATACACTCTTTTGTTTTTTAAATACACACCAATAGGTAATATCCCCATCGGCATATCTAAACCCGATTAATTCATGATATCCGTAAGCATCTACTATATCATAACTTGACGCAGAATCAAGTATAGAGCCATTGGGCGCAATCCTCACATTGGCAGATACAGTGGTTAAAGTTACGGAAAGGGGAACCCTTGTCGCAATAGGAAACAACATCTTCATTTCCTGGCAAGTGCCAGCTTCCAGTTCCGGTAAAGGCCCCAAATTCTTTGGATAAAGTATTATAGAGCCATTAGGTAATTCATTGTCTGAATTTGTACAAACCTTCAGATTCATTGTCTCGGCTGTAATGTCACCCTGCAAGTCAACACTCCGCCCATAAAGGCTCCCTCTCAGGAAGTCAATCAGCAGGTTCGGCCTGAACCCGTTCGTCGGATTCATCGGATCACTGTAATTGAAGTCCTTGTACCCGCCCTCCGTCTCCACGGCCGAACCGTCCGCTCTCACCCCGTACTGGGAGAACATGTACTGCCCGTAGAATACGGCGCTCGCCAGTTTTGCGAAGTTCGCCATCAGAATCTCGACGAATGAATACCTGACCTTGTCCATCAGCACCCAGGTGGCCTTGCTGCCGTTGGCCGCATAGTCCTTTTTCGGATTAATATTCTTAAAAGTGCCCTCCTTGTTCAATACGTAATACTGCCCCTCACACAGCACCATGGGTGCGGACAGTGGGGTACGGGTATAGGATACGGATGCCGCGTACTCCCCGGTCGGATAGACCAGCGGGCCGACCGGTCCCTGCTGGAGATACTTCACTTCTCCCGTCTTGCTTGCCAACGCTTTCTTTGCCATATCATGCTGCCGTTGAGATTGTCCATGAAACATTGCCGCCTGCCTGCTGGCACATCGCTTCGGTGCAGGTACCGCTTGCCGCCGCCACATTCGCCGTAGCCGGATTGAGAATGACCCCTGCCGAATCCATAAAGACAAAATAGAACAGCATATTCATTGCCTTCGTGGTCTGTCCCCGCTTGACAAGGATAGGCGTATAAGTCACCGAACCTCCGGAACCGGAAACAATCGTCTCATCCTCGGGATTGGGATTAGTTATGATGTCGTAGGGGTCTGACAAGTCCATCACCGTCTGCGTGTCAAGGCCTATCAGATTGCCGCCCTGCGACACCTCCACCTTGAAGATACCCGTAGTGTCAACCAGGCTGTCCGTGACGGTCAGACTCTTGCCAGTCTGGTCGACGAGTGTCTGCCAGGTACCGTTAACCATCCTGGACCACTTGTAGGTCAGTCCGGAGGTGATCTCTGACGCTCCACGTCTCGCCATCGCCGTGAGAACGACACTGCCTCCCTTCTCACGGATGGCAAAGTATTTGTCATCACCCGAAACGATGGTCACCACGTTCTGGTTGCCCACACCCTTGGTGATAGGGATGCTGTAGACGAACTGCACCTCATCCGACACGTTGCCCACGGTCACCGTAGCCACCGCCTTGACGCTGCAGCTCGCACCGGATGACGCCTTCACCAGGTTCTTCACGATCTGAAGCCCGTAATAGTTTGTAGTGCCTGCTTTATATGGAATGAACTTGAAATGACCCGTCTCGCCGCCAAACGTGTTCGTGGAAACGTTGGATGTGAAGCTTATCAACACGTCATTGAAATACCACCTGATGGAAGAGGGCACCACAATCCCCTCAGCCACCCGTGAGGAGGTGAGAAGGAAGGAGAGCGTCGGCTTCATCGTGGTGAAGTCGGGGGCTATGTTGGTCGGAGCACCCGACTCGCCATCATACTCTTGATAGAGGTCGCCTTTGTCGCACATGATGGCAGGCATGTATACACCGGACTTCTGTGAGAATATCACCTGCCCGACCTTACTCGCTACGCTCATCGGTCACCTCCTCCCCGTCTTTATCCATGAAACCCTCCGGAGTGGCGACCTCCACCGGATCTTCCACGCCGTCTATCTCACCCTTGGCCTGCTGCGGGGAAAGGCACACGCCCCCGACTACTGCCGCCCGGTCGAATACCGTATCGCCGGGAAAGCCTGCCACATCGGCCTGCCATAACAGCACATTGCCGTCGGCAGTGCTGTTGCGGATTCCTGCCACTCCCAGCTTGTCCGCAACCTCTCTCGTCACTTTGATATAAAATGCCATACTGCTATCGATTAATGGTTAAACATCTCTTTTCCTTGCCACTATAAACTTACCGCTGTCATCCGTCACGTACTTGCCGTCAGATGCCACCACCGCCGCATACGGGCCCTTGTCAATCACCTTCAGCTGTAGCATCATGCCGTCGGTGCATGGGATGGAGGGCGAGTACCCGGCAGCGGCCAGCACGTATGAGGAGGCGCCGGCCGCCTTCGTGTACCATTCGCACTCAAGGATGGCCTGGGGATTGGGGACAATCCCTGCCGTATCACGGATGACCGGTTTCGGGTATATCATCTTGGTTCCGTCGTCCACCTGCTGCGGAAATCCCTCCCAGTCAATCTCGATGGCGGGAATACGTCTGCGGATGGTGGTGGAGACATAGTCTATGTCACTGTCCGGCTTGGATGAAGGAGCACCGTCCTTCGAGTACGATGCTTTCACAACGTAGGTCTGTTCGTGGCCGATATAGTCCCGGTCTATGGTAAGCACGTTCTTTGTCAGTGATACGAACTCCCAGTCATTGTCGCCGTTACCGTCGGTAATCTGCTCCAGTGCGCCCGTATTCAGCTTCCGATAGAAGAAGAACTTGCACTTGTTGGTTGCTGTGACATCTACATCACCGACAAGCAGTCTGGCGGTGATGGCCTGCCTGGCAATGTCCCGACACGGGTTCCAGTCAAGTGCCGACGGAGAGTCGACCATCAGCTTAGGCTGCGCCTCGCTGCCGTCAACGGCACGGACAAGACAGCTGAAACGGTAGACATGCGTCTGTCCGGTACGCTTCGCATCGACATACTCGGCGTAGAACTCCAGTGTTACCGGACTGCCGGGAACGGTATTCTTTTTCACCTGAATAGTCCCTTTTGTTGCTCCGGTCTCGGTAATGACATAGCTCTTGTTGGCAGATGTAATCAATGTCCGTACACCGTTCAAGCGCTCGTACCACTTCATGTTGACCAATGACGCGTTGACCGCACCCACCTTGACCACCGCATCCGGGTCGGTAGCATTGCACCGGGGGAACAGCGTCAGGGGGGTAAGCGTGTAGTCCGGAGTGTACTCGGCCTTGTCAGCCTGGTACACCTGCACGTCCGGCACGCTGCCGACAACCTCTATCCCGCCGCTGGTCTGGAGGGGGCGGTAGTTGACCTCTATCTTCTTCTGTATAGTCTGCATAATTAGAAAGTTATATAATTCATTGTCTCATAATTATTCTGCCCGTCACGCAGCAGCACCCTTGCGATAAACTTGCACCCGGTCATGTTCATATAGTCGGGGCCGAGGTCGTTGACCGTCAGCGGCAGCGACTTGCCGGTTTCCGCGTGTGCGACCGCCCAGGCGTTGTCCTCGGTGACGTTGCCCGTGTCGCGCGTCCACTCCACATCACTGTCAAGGATATGCGCCGTCACGTCACGGTTGTACAGCTCACCGGTAATGGTGAGGGTGGTCGCAAAACGCTCCGCATCGAAGTACCAGCCGTTGCAGCTCTCAATGTCGATGCTGAAATCCGGATTGCCCTCGACCATTGCCCAGCCCGCTGCTCCGTACTTCGGTTCGTCGGTAGTGCCGGAAACAAGACACATCCACTTGCATCCGTAGTGCCACACGGTATCGTACATCATCACACGTACAGTCTCGGTCTGTGCCTCGCGGTCGGCTTGGTAGGGTTCTGCTCCCGTGGCGGTCTCCATGCTCCACTCGCCGCGGTCGTTGGCGATGCGGGGCAATACGCCTTGGAAGTCGATGCGGTGGATGTCCTGCGCTACCAATCCCCGGACGTAGATATAAGAGTGCAGGTAGTTGATGGGCAGGTTGTCGAACAGAGACAGATGCTTCAGCCTGCCGACGATCACCGAATAGTTGCTTTCCTCAAGGACGGGTTTTGTGACCCCGTTAAGCATGCAGATACAATGCTCACGGGATGACAGATACCAATAACCCTGCCGTTCAGTATCAATCGGGTTGCCACGGTGTGATAATATCATCAACGGCTCAGGAGGATAATTCTTGCCACCCGGCACCTCACTATCAGGGTACATCACAGCGTTGATCGTATTGGCTGAGGTGTCAACATGCAAGACACGTAGCCAGGAGGTATAATACTTGCCGCCACCTGATGTAAGGTCATTGACAACACCATATACAACATCATTTTCTGCCAGTGCAGTAAAGTCGTTATCCCACCGCTTCTTCATCTTCAGGCTGTATGTGCCGTCTTCAAGCTGCGATACACTTTCTATGGTACCGGACTCGGAGAATGAGTAGTCGCTCTCCATGGCGGAGAGACGGTTGAAGATAAGCTCAAGGACGGTAAGGCTGTCGCGGACCTCGAGGCGAGACAGCTGCATACGGCCGTCAGGGAATATTCCGGCACCCTTGCCCGCGACCATAGAGTCGATAAACTCGCCGAACTTCAACAGAAAATTTGTGCCGTCAGCCTGGTCTTTTCGAAGGAACACCTTTGATAATTCTTCGATGCTCATTCCTTGTTGAATGAGTTCAAGAATGCCAATAAATGTCCGTCCAACCCTCTCTGCGGTATTCTCTCCCTCAGAAGAGGCGTTCCTTATCTGTAGAGCAAGTTTCCTTAATATGTCAAGTGTATCAGGCATTATTCACCAAGTACTCTAAAAGTTACACGATTAGCATTAATCCCTCCACTTCCCCTATACAGCGGAAAGTCTTTTTTATTATCATTCAAATACCGAACACATTCTTTCATATACCTATCAGCAACAGAGAAAGCATCATTATAAGCCATAAGTTTCTCCTTAAAATCAGAACGCGATGAATATTCGTTATCTTTATTGACAAATCCAAAACGGGTGACATTTCCATCTCCATTTTTCACGATACGAGCATAGGTATAATATGCCAATGTCGTTTTCAGCCCTACAAAGGAACGTTTGCCTCCACATTCTATGGTATAAGAACTACCATTAAGCAACTCACTATAATTTTCCGGATGTTCTTTCACATCTAAGAATAAAGCATCACCCAAAGCTGACTTCAAATCAATGTTCTCCGACTCCCGAATATATGCCTCTATCTTTTCCGTATCGATGTGTATTGACATCGTACGAGCCAACTTATAGACCTCATCTGTTGTTATTAGACATCGCAGCATTTCTTATATATTTAAGAGGTTGTACACTAAAGTCATTGGAAGGATTGAGAGGTTCATACCAATGCGCAAAAATTTTCTGAAAAGCCCGTTCAATCATGCGTTGTTGCTTTGACACAATAGAGTTATAGTATTCAAAAGCATCTTCCAATATATCCCCAGAAAAACCAACCTTACCAATCCGGATACAATACCAAGGCTCCTGCCCGAAAGCCGAATAAATACGTTCAACCACACTGGCATCAGTAACGGTAAACTCCTTATCATAATTTTTAGGACTAATATCCACAAACTCCGGTTTTTCTTCATCAGATTCCAAGGTTACCTCTAAGACCTTTGTCGCATTGGTGTCTCCTTGTAATTGCACGATAGTATCAGAAAAACCAGTATCTTCATTAGTCCTATCCTCTTTTATAGGATTTCCGTTTTCATCAAAACGTACCGAAGAAGCACCTTTCTTTGTAATTATCATCCCGGAAGGCATGAAGTTACAACGCACATTACGATACTTCACATTGGCTAATCCCTCATCCGTACTCATTTCCGTAATCACACGGTCAGCTCTTCCGATAGGATACACGAATTTCCCTGTGTTGCTAATCCATAGTATCTGCCCCTTATAGTTTTCAATCCCTCCGGCAGCCCGAATTTGCGCATAGACCACCTCCTTACGTGGATTAAATACATCTATAAACTCCACATTTTCTGGTATTACCTTTATGGCTTTTCCCTGACGGGTTTTCTTTCCTGTCCAATCCGGATGAACTGCGATTTTTGCGATATATCCGGATTCATCCTCCTCCAACAAACGGCAATTTTCAAAGGGGATGTGCTGTACTTCCACTATATCTGCGAACATATTATAATTAACATGTATCGCCATCCCATCGTAATCAGCAACATCCTTGCAGACGAAAGCATGGATGTCATCTGCCGTATCTCCACGGCGGTTAACCACATATTCAGAAAAAGCAACCTCACGAAACCCATTTCCCTCTATGAAATTGGCATAACGTTCTGCACATTCGCTACCCGTTGAACTCGCAGCGATGATATTTCTTAGATGTTGGGGATATAAATTATCATCACCGTAGCTTTGGATGCCAAGATTACGTAAATAGCCCGTGTCAACACGCCTATTACTCTTCTTCTTTAATTCATTTACGTTCATCGTTCCGTGAGGTTATTCTTTATTTCACCGTTTCTACGGCTTCTATAGTCTGCTTAGAGTCAACTACAGATTGAGCCTCTTTAATATGAGCATCCAATACTTTAGCTGTAACTTTCTTCCCGTTCAGTTTATAAGTCTTGAACGCATCTCTCACAATCTCAGAAGTAGCACCTTCCACTTCAAAGGCTTTCACCAATTCTGAAACCAAAGTTTCATCCAATGGTAAAGCAGGACTCATCCGTCTTTCAACCCTTTTCTCCCAATCGGAAGGCGTTGAAGCAAAAAAGACTATCCCTTTAGGATTTTCCGCAAGATACCTTTCTGCCGCTTCGTCAGTAAGATTGTTGTTGGTGTACATTTCACTACTTCCAAAGCCTACTTGGAGCAATACACCATTTTTCAATGCATAACTTGATTTTTCTTTCATTTTTCCATATCTTTTTAAGTACGAATACTTTTCAATCACAGCGTCACGATAGCAATCACCACATGAGGTCTTGGTAAATGTCCTACCAAGAACTTCATGAAACATCAGTTCAATGTCTGATTTATCAGAAGAAGAAAGGGAGACCTTATCCCCCAATCTCTTCAACTTATCAACCATCTCCAAGACAAGCATATTCCCTCCTATGCTGCCGGTTCAGCCGTCAAAGTGTTGACAGCAGTCTTAGTTGCTTCATAACTCGTCTTGAACAAGAATAATGCAGATTTAGGCGTTTTCTGCTCTTCCAAGGTAACAGCCCATCCACCTTCAGTATCCTCGCTATACTTATCGTTGTCGATAGCTGTAGCTGTAAGCCCTTGGTAGTAACCATACACCTGAAAAGCGGCATCACCAGGGTTTCCTTCTTTCTGTAAACCCTTATATTTATTCTCCAACACCACAACATAGGTACCGTTAGCCAATCCGTCAATAACATCAGCGCATACATCCGGGTCGTTTGCCAATATCACAATCGCGACAGTATTGGTAAACGAACTACGATATGTGCCAGCCACTAATGAGGTCTTTGTACCCGTAAATGGATTTTTACCAGGAACAACAACCTTATAAGCCTTCTTCCCGGTTTTCATAGCCAGCGTTTCAATCACATTCTTTTTTGTAGAATTGAATACTGTGGCTGCAAAGTCCACATCCGCACGATTCATTATTACCCCTTCCTGCTCCAATCCTTGTACTACTGGATCATCACACGACGGAACAATATCTTTCTTTAAAATATCATCACATACTCCCATAGAATACCTCCTTTTGTCAATATGCTACTTGCACCAAGTTGTCCTCGCCAATCATAGAACCGAGTTTACCAGTAGAATAGATATAATTCTTACGGGGTTTTCTTTCAAACCAGATATCAAGGTCAGATATCGGGTTATCGCCTTCACAACCGTACATTAAATTGTCCGGAGAACATAGAACCGCACGGTGAGGAAGGTTCAGTTTCGTTTTATCGTTCTGATACGCTTGAATAAATCTATCCCAAATAGAACATTTTACGACCGTAACGCCGTCATACTCTCCTACTTCAAGGCCGTCAAAAATGACCGTCCAAGGCATAATAACCTTATATTTCTCCCTCACATCACGTGACAAAGAATCACATAATGATTTTGTAGCAAAAATTGCATGTCCGGACTTCTGGAAAATACGGCTATCCGCATCTTCAAGCATCGTGTCAAACACAGATGTAGCAGCCCCCAATTCTTTCATCTTGGACTTCTGCAAAGCATAAGATGCTTCAGAGTTGGCTGATATAACGGTATGCTGACCGGAATTCTCTGCACATATGGCAAACAGGCGTTTAAAGAAACCGTCACATGTCTTGAACAATTCTACATTCAATCCATCCGTAATTTGACCGGAACCGTCAATATTAGCGGCATCCTTGTCTCCAAACCAAGTGAAGCGCCATAACATTTTCATCATTGCTTCCGTCAGTTTTGGAAGGACAATCCCATCCATATATTCAGTAGAAGTAAGGTCCGCAATATTGGTACCGGTCTTCAAGCAGTACTTTGCAATAGTATTCTCCAAATCCTCATAGCACATTTCCAACGGAACTTGCCAGTCGCCAATTTCCCATACTTTCTGGGCGGCAGCGATAGCCACTTTTTGATATTCAGGGTCACATCCGGCACCTGCGATACCTACATCCTCCATCTCACCGATGAAGCCAACTTTCTTGCCATTGGTCACTTTAGGCATGAACGTCATAAAACGCTCCATATCCTCATTTTGAAAGACTGTCAGTTCAATCAAGTCTTTCAAATCCTTCACCGCCTGATTGTCTGGCGTCAATTTTGAAAAATCTAAAATAGGCATACTCAATTCTCCTTTCTTTACTTTTTAGTTCTCTTCTCCCTTTCCTCTCTCAACTTTCTTTGAATAGGTGTCTCCTCTGCACTTGCTTGTGTCTCAACAGTATTCTTGAAGGATTGGGTACGCAAAGAGACTCTATAGGTTGAACAATGTTTTGCTAGCCAATTCTCACCTCCTGCCATCTTTACAGCATTCAGTATCTTATTGTCCTCAACTGTACGGGCATTGGTTTTCAATGCCGCATTTTCCTCTTCAAGTTCTTCAATGCGCGCCTTTAAAGCTTCAATCTCCTCGTCACCGTTTGCTTCTTCCGGGTCTTTGATTTCTGTAATCACTCCGTCTGTTACAATGATAGTCTTACCATCGGGCATAACATGCTCGCCATCGGGGGATGCCGCATCTCCCACCTGCGGTTCTCCTTCTTCACGTTCCACCGTCAGTGTATTACCTTCGGCATCTGTCAGTTCCATAGATACTACCGGAATGTCTTCTATCTTCTGGTAGCCACATTTCGCAAGCAGTCTGTCAATGATAGATTGCTTTACCGTTACTTGTTTCTCTTTGTTCATTTTCTCACTATTAAGTTTATAATCAGTTCCTTTTGCTGTAGTCGGTATAAGAACACCAGATATAAATCCAAGTTGTTTTGCAACCTCACCGCCAAACCATGCCTCCTTGTTCATCTGGACCTCCAAAATGGTCGATTCAACTCCTGTCCGTTCAACATATACAGCCATCATCTTATCCTTTTCCGCTTCCAGACTTGATTTGATGGATTCTATAGTTTCAAGGTCCAATAAATCATCATATCTTGCCAAATATGGTTTGTGGATGAGAAACTTTGCATGAGGATAAGCTTTTCTGCGTTCAAGTGGAGCAGAAAGCAAAATGATGGTAGCCATAGAAGCACATCGTCCAACAACGGTACAAGATATTTCCTTGCCCGACGCACGTAATGCATCATAAATAGCATACCCCTCAACCGTATCACCGCCGCACGAATGGATTTCAATGTCAATTTTAGGGTCAGCCGGGTCAAGCCATGAAAGGAAGTATTGGATATCCGGAAACGAAAGCCCCTCGTCACCGGTCAAATACCAATTTTCCATTTTATCCTTATCAGCTACAATGTCCTTGTTAATGTATAATTTAGCCATATCACATAATTGTTTGTAACAAAGGTAGAAAACATGATACGGCTTGAAGAAAATAAGAAGTCTATTCCACTGACACGCTTTGTCAGCAACTTTTTCAAAACAAAAAAAGAGCGGAATAATTCCGCCCCCCCTAAACATCCACCTTACTTGAGAACTTATCTATTATCCGATAAATTGTCCTTTCCGCAATATTATACTCATCGGATAAATATTGCATGATATAAGTCTTTTTATGTCCCTCCTTTGACAGACGGACATATTCTTGATACACGGGAATATATTTCACATCCCCGACATCAAGCGAAGCATCCCCCATCATTTGAAGAAGACTCTTATTCAATATCAATAGTTCATATGCTTTCATATACTACCAAGATTTTCAACGTACTTAACCCTATTAGCAACAGAGGTAAACTCTTCCACAGAAACCACCGGAGCAGGCGCCATCATCATACCTTTTGCAACAGCTTTGGCCAGCATGTCCTCTCCTAACGCCTGATTGGAAGAAGCTGTTACATTAATGGGAATACCTCCTCCTATCTGATTGAAAGCCGACAATAACGGAGCAAACATCGAGGTTGCAGCAGCCGTCATTACACTTTCACCGTTGGACAACATAGCAGGTATGGAATCGCTTGTACCGGAACCTGGCCCTTCAACTTTACCTCCTTGTGCAAATTTAGCACTTTTCACCGATTTCATAGCCTTTCCCATAACAGTAGTTACAGATGCCACTACAGTACCTATCGCAGCAAGCATGTCAATCCATGTTGCAGATGAGCGGGTAGCTGTTTCTACGGCTTTGGCAATGGCTACCCCTTGTGCGATAGAAACCTCCGCAATAGCCAGTATTTTCGCCAACTGGGCCATATTCTCGTTATCTCCTGCCGCTTGTTCCAACAAATCAGAAAGATTCCCTGCCAAGACAGAAAGGGATTCACCTTTATTTTGCTGCATCTCCACTTCCTTGTCAATGACCGCCTGCTTTGCATCCAAGTATTCTTGGTCTGCAGCAAGCTGTCTGGCCCGGAATTCGGCATCACTCTCCTCTTCCATCCGTCTCAAGCTGTCTTTCAGTTCAAGCTTCTGCTGTTCCTGCATACGAAGAAGCTCAAGTTCACTATATCCATTCAATTTAGCTTCTGCCAATTCATTATCCAATCGAAGTTTGAGTGCATCAGCTTGTTTCTTTGCTGTATCATTCTCATGTTGAACGGACAAATCATCAATCTCTTTATTGTACTTCTCCGTGACAGCAAGCTTCATCTGTTCAGTAAGCTCTTTCTGACGAAGTTCTACGTCACGTTGGACAACAAGTTGCTGTATTTTGAGTTGGTATTCCTGCTCACTTCCAGCTTTTACGGATTCAAGTTGCAGAGAGATTAGTTTCTGCCGGTTCTCCACCTCCTTCATCAGTTGTTCTTCCGATAATTGCTGTAATGCATCATTTTTTTGCTGTTCAAGTGCAATAATCTGATTATTTATAGCTCCACGTGCTTTCGTTGTAAGGTCTTGTTCCTCAATCAAGCGAACACGCAAATCTTCTATTTGACGAGAAAACTGACGTTCTATCTCAATGGATTGTTTCTCTCTACTGTCCTTAACCAGCTTAAGCATTTCATCCTCAGCCTTACGAATTTCTGAAAGTTCTTTTTCTTTTACAACTTTAGCCTTATCTACTGATTCTTTCCGCATCGCATTTATTTTATTCTGGGTTTCCTTATTACGGGTATAGCTCTCCATTTCCTTTTGAGCTACGTCCGAAAAAACTTGAGAGAATTCCTTTAAATCTTTCACTGTACTTTCTGATATACCCAATCGGCTAATAACCTCATCAGCCGTTACTGCCCCTTGTGCCATATCATCAAGCAATTTATTAGCTTCACCAGTAAGTTCTATTTGCCCAAGAAGATTTGCCAATTTCTTTCGGCCAATATCAATGCTTTCCTGCTGAAGTTTATTTTCCATATCGTATGCTTTTGTAGCCGCATCAGTACGCTCTTTCAGGCTTTTTGTAGTATCATCTGCAATGAGCTTCAATCTTTCAATCTCAGAGCGACTTGCCGCACGCTTCATATTAAGCATTGTTTCCGATTTCTCTAACTGTTGCAATGCATCATTCAGTGCCCACGCTTGTTTCGCATCATTTGAAATTTCTTTTCCAATACCGGAAAAACTATCCTTCATATCCTTTGCTGCACCAGAAAAATCACCAGAGAAGAATTTAGCAATAGCTCCACCAAACTTTGCAATCCGGTCTATAATCACATCAATAATTGCCCCAAAAGAGGACATTACATTAGAAAGAAATTCAGTACCTTTTTGCGTTTTAGCCAACCATGCGACCAATGAACCCAACAAAACAACAGTAGCCCCAATACCAGTGGAAATTAGTGCAAGTTTCAACACTTTTAAAGCTGCAGATAACAAATTACTTGTTATAGCCGCTGTTTTTTGAGCACCAGAGAACATATTCGCAGTGACCGTTCCTGCTTTGTACTGGACTGTTATTTTAACCAATTCATCCTTCAAACCACCAACAAATTCCTTTGTACCTCGCAAGACGCTAACGCCACTGCGCAATATGGAAACAAAAGGTACTTGGGCTTCTGTAGCCTGAAGTATCGCATCTTTATAATTACCCACATTCCGATAAAAGCGCTGCGTTTCTTCTTCCGCACCTTTCAGTTCATCGGTAATGGCATTTATCTTATCTTGCAGCTCTTTGCCTTCGCCCCCCTCACGCTCTACACGACTTAATCTGTCATAAGCAGCGGTAAGATTGGAAAGCTCAGCCCGCAACCTAACAAGGCTTCCTTCCATCTCTGTCTGCTCTTTACGTTCATTTTGAATTTGTTTATTCAGTACACGGATGGCATCTGTATATTGTTGGGTAGCAACTCTATTTTCGGTTAATTTAATATTATATTCCTCCCTACTCATACGGCCTTTCTTCAAATCCTCCTTAAGAGTTTGTTCTACTTTTCGAAGTATATCCAACTGCGTACGATACTCTGCTATTTTACGGATAGCATCATCATACTTTACCCGAATTTCCAATATTTTTTCACTTGTATTGTCTTTCATAATTATACCTCCAATTGTAACAATTTACATTCACATATTCCCGTATCTTCTGCCTTAATGGAAATAATGGCATAATATCTACCATATTGGGCCAAGTAAATTGGAACAGTCATATCCAAGTCTCTCAACTCAATATCATTTATTTCTATCTTTTCTGTGATTACTTTAGGCATATAAATGACCTCACTATAACTTTTGTAATAAGAGTTAATCACAGAAGAAAAATCAAGTTCCTCAAATGTTCCTTTCAGAACATCTGCATCATCTGTACAAAGTAAAATTCTTGGCTCCACTTTCTCTAGAGAAGATTTACCATCACTGTCATACTTATATAACTTTATAGACGCAACGCCACCTGCCATATCAGTACCAGCAAATGGAAGCGTAAGAATATCACGCTCTGAATCCAAAGTGTAATCTAATACTTGTAATGCTCCATCATAAGAGCCATTAACCGTAGAGTCTTCTTTGTAACGCAGATAATTCAGCTGTGCGAAATCATTCAGCCTATATTCCAACATATTAGGTTTATTCTCCTTATAAGTAGCAACAACCTTTTTTGTCCAATCATATGCTCTTGTTTCATTTTCTTTAATAGTATCTACAGAAACAAACTCAATGGAATTTGAATCATTCTTACCAGGAACAGCAAAAACACCGAGAATTGCAGCAACAGCTTTAATAAAATCTATCTGTTTTATTTCGGGCAAATTTGCAATAATCGGGAAGTGCCCATATCCTGCATTTATCTCATCATCTATCGAAGGCATCACTTGATCACATATAGCTGTAATGCTAAATGAATTATCCATAGATATACCACCATCATCAATCCACCCTGCGTCAAGTAATCCAAACAAAATCTCCTTACTTTCCTCTAGCGTATCTGTCTCTATATCTGTAAAATCAAAATAGATAGTATAACTATTTGTGTTATGCCTCTCAATCTTGCTATAATCTATAGTTGCAATATCGACTCTTGTATCATCATCCATAATGTAATAAGCAACCAGACATGCTCCATTAGGGTATATAGAAGTGGATACATCAAACGACACATTACCATTCATCAAAATCTTCATATTCGGAGCATTAAGTTTAAAGCCTTGAATATAAATTTTTCCAGAACTACTTTTAAACTTGGTTATAGTCCCATAATAGCTTGAAAATGACTTATCTGCAAAATACAATTTTTCCGGTTCTCCCTTATCAAGACGTCCATGTACATAGTAACTAAACTCTGCATGTAATGCATTTTTTGCAGCATAACTTCTGCTATCATTACGAGTTAATAAGGGTACAAACAATCTACTTAACATAAAAGCGCGATTAGCAGGAAACGTAAAAGTGACACCATTATCTTTCATAATTTGTAACAAAATCCAGGTAACCTTACACCCCGGATGATACCACCCTGTTGTATCTTCCCGCCGTATACCATAGTCTACTTTAGGAATAAAAAAATTACCGGAAGCATCCCCTTCAAAAGAACCTACTTTCCAAAATACATGATAATCTGGAAAATCATCATCAGCAATGACCTCATAATTGTGTCTATCCTTCAAATCACGTAGCGTTTTATTTCCACTTATAATATTTGCAAATCTAGAGACATTACCCCATGAAAGAGCAAATTCAAAAACATCCGATGTAGACAATAAGACCGCAGTTGCGTTATTGAGTATCTCTATCCCGTTACGAAAATAACGAGCATTCAGTTTAATTCTAGGATAAACGATGTCGCATGAAGGTAAATCAGCATGCATGATTGCACACTGATTACGTATAGTATTCGGAAGTTTGATAGTATAAGAATTATTACTTATAATCTTACTCAAATCCGTAAATATATTACTTTTGAAATTGAGCGTTACTTTGGTATCATCATCCAAATCCATCAGTTTATCACCAATGAATAGCATATCGTTTCTCATAAGCTTTGTACTCTTGTTTCTGGTAATATGATTGTTGCTACGAAATCCTGCAATACGGCTCTTGTCTTATTGAAATTACCAACAGATACATTCACTGCCTTCCAGCTATCAACTCCATTCACATTTTTACCTGCATACATATCAACGATGGGTGACAACGCGAGTTGAAACAAGAAGTCAAACGTTTCAGAGTCCACTAAAGGAGCACACACCAACAATGTATTCTCTTCTGTTTTTCTCTGCTTACGTCCTGAACCTCCATGATAGCCATTAACATAGTTATAGTCTTGCATATTATTACGAATGAATTCACCATCATTGGCAATTTGTTTGCCCTCATCACCACGTTTAAACAACCAATAGCAATAAAAGCCATGACGATTTATCCAACGTAAATAAATTCCATCCGTGCATTCATCAACTAAAAGCCTCACGTTTACAGCCATATTCGTCAATGCATGAAAAGTAAAATCAAATGTATTGTCGAACACGTTTGCCCCCACACTCGTTCCCGGCAATTTCAATACGACCTCATTGTTTGCATCAATTCCATTCAGAGTAATATTATACACCTTTCTTTCAGACAATGTAATAGCTGGTAAAGAAATGCTGTCAGCGGTCACAGTCACATTAGCATTACCGGCCGTATACATTCCTACCGTAAACGGAAGGTTTTTAAACCACGTCAATATACGATTTCCATTATACCGTTCACCCACCTTCATTGCCCCCCAAATGATGAACGTATTGAATTGAAAACTTTCAGACATTGAACTGTCCGAATAAAAGTCAATATCTACAGAGAACACACGTCCTACCCCGCTATCTTTCGGAACCGTCTGTGAATAATCAATTTTCCCAAATTCTACAGTGTCAAATGTAGACTGCATGTAAAACGACACATCAAAAAAGCATGCATTATTAAACAGAGCCCTCTTCTCCTTGTATGAAATTTCAGAAACGATATCAGTCACCGTCACCTCCACGTAATCCCAAGCATGCCCGTAAATGTTTATCACTACCGGATTAAAACAGAAAGATATTTCATCCGGATATTCTATGGTTGTTTCCCCTATCTTATGAGTTCTCATTACTATGTAGATTTATATGTGTCACATCATCAACGAGTATACCAAACACACGGTCCATAATGTCCCGTATTGTTTGCTCCACGTTCGTTGTATATATATCCTCGTACGTACCAGAGCGATAAAGTGATGTGCCCTCTGTTGCTATCTTCCGGGCCACAAGGTATGCAAATGACCTTGGTCTCTCCACTTGGATCCCCTTGTCTATCATCCATTGCTGAATAATCTTATAGAATCCTTTCGGTACTTTCCCCGAGGCACGTCCCACCTCCAGAACTCCGAACGCTTGACGACCATAAAGAGTACCATGATTATCATCCACGACAACGTGCAGGCTCTTGATAGTTTTGCCACTTGCACGCTGCCCAGCCCGTATATGATTTTCTATGATGCGCTGCCGAAGATTATCCAACTCCTCACACAATATCGCCTTTACCTCTTTCCTCCTATCTTCCATAACTAGCACATGGGCGCTCCTTGAACCTCTTTCAATTTCAATTCTATTACTATTCCGGTAACATTTACATCCAGCTTATCATAGAAAACGGAATAAGGTACCTCATCGCTCACCCACTCAAACAGCTCGCTCCTATTCAACTCACGGATAAACTGAACCGCATATCCTTTGCATCTCTCAATGACCTCATCATTCTCCACCCCATCGAAATCAAATTTGGCCTTATCAGCAAATGCTATCATGCAGTTAGGAGAATCCCTTAGCTGTGTTCTTGATATGACGAATTTCCCGGATATAGGAAGCAAATTTATAATGGCCGGCAATGGCATCTTATCCAACCTGACATTGGCGGTCGCCCAGTTATCGAACAAATAGGTGACTCCTTCCAGCTTTTCTGCAACAGAAGCTATCTTCCTTTCTACACTTGTATTCATTGCTTATTCTGATATATTTTGATATATTTCCCGTAATCGACGTTCATAGCGTATTTTCTCTGCATCCATGTCAAGGCATTTATATACCCTCACCCATGGAACACATTCTACCTGCTCATGGTCAGTTATCCCCATGCGGGTAGCATAGTAATCCACCAAGCCAAACAACCCGAACGAAAGCTTATCCACTCCGGCACGTCTTTCTTCCGGAGTCGGTACTACGCTCGTAGTTTCAAAAAGCTTGGTAATACGTTCAACCTCCTTGGTTACCCATGTGGAGAATCCCAAAATATCCGCTGCCCCACACTTCTCTATCTTATCAATAGACAAACCAAGGACAACACGGCATGGAACCATTATACAATCTATTCCATTGCGTATGGATTGTAGTTCCATCAGCTGACCTATAGTGAGGTCATTCAGAGTCTCCGGAACTCTTACACCTGCGACAAAGTCCGGTTTAGGCAACTTCCCTATCTGATCCAACAGTTCAGCAGCATTGCTCGCCACGTTACTCAATATCAAAAACTCTTTTACTGTCATATCTGTCCTAATTTTGCTTTTGGTCTTTTAGGTATCGGTTTTATACGGAAAAGCATTGCCATTATCAACATGTCGAGGTAATCCGGAGAATGACCAAGTATCTCTTTCATTTTCTCCTTGTTAATTATCCCTTTCTTTCGGGTATCAGCATCTATATGGTCTTGCTTCAAAACAGCCAATTCTTCCATTATGCGCTCTCTTTGCACTTCCGTACATATAACCCTTATCTGCCGATTATTTATTAGTTCTGCAAGCTTAAATGCACATTCAGACTTCAGATTGTCGTACTCTGGATTAATAGGTCGGTTACCACCATGAAATTCTTTGATGCCATTCAAATAACTTTCAAGGTAGCTTCCAAGTCCATCACTATCAACTACCATCATGCTACGTGGAATCTTCCACTGTATCATCATGTTTTTAAGGTCCGTCTCAATAGATTTACCCGTGCTATATTCCTGGTCTAACCGGATATAACACACATTACCCACCCAGTGCCCCCCGACAAAACGGTCGCGTCCTTTCATGGCAAGGTCAGCTGCTCCCGTCGATAATCCTATCGGTTTTACGTGCTCATTTGCGAATAGGTCACAAATGGCATCATAATCACAGAGTGCTGTCGGGTCGTTGTCATACTCCCAATTACCATAGTACAAGCGCTCCTTTGTCACTTTGTCCCTGGTATTGCGGAGCGTATCTATGTAGTCCTCGGTAGCGTAGGGATTATCCTGCACCAATGCTTGAATAAAAGCGTATGGGGCTTCCAGCTTGCCTTCTTTCCACGGTTTGTAGAACTCACGATAAAGCCAGTTCTTCTTTGGATTGCAAGTGATAAGTATCTTCCCGGATATTCCATACACATCATTCAAGTGCCGTCCTATACGCGTCTTCAAAACCTCAAATGCGAGGTAGTGAACCTGCCCGGCTTCTTCAATCCACCCTCCAGTAAACTCCTTGGAGCCCAATCGCTCATACATCGGGTCTTTGACGGGATAATATGTCAAGTCAAGAAAGATGATTTCCGACCCATTCCCTAAAAGTATACCGTCATTGGTCTGCTTGTAGTCAGTGAATCGATGCCACTTTGCCACCTTGTCGAAAGTGACAGAGATAGACTCACGGCTATCTTTCAAATTATTTCGGCCAGCGAACCATCGAGTGCCCGGGAGATAGTAAGCACATTGCATAAGCCATTCACACCCAAGCCATGACTTTCCACCTCCACCAGCGCCACCATAACACAGAAACTTCGTAACATCGTCACGAAGGTAGTTATAGGCTAACCTCTGCTTTATATTGACCTTATATCCCATTACTTGACTTTCTCCGCATCTTCTGTATATGGTAGAAAATTAAATCCTTTGAACTCTTTTCCTGCATTCGTATGGTCCACCTCCTGCTTGTCAACAAGCCCTAACTTTCGGGCAATGATATTCGCATTGAAAGCTCCAACGCACGCTCCCTCAAACTGCTGCGTTTCGATGGTTTCCTCCACGCGTGCGATGACCTCCAAAAAATCTTCATCATTCTTATTTCTACATTCGGAACGAAAAGTGCTCCACCACTTGGAAGAAGCACCTACATAAATACAGAACCCGGTTAGGGAATACGGACGGGAAGTCGGGGAAACTTCTTGTTGTACTTGTTGCTCATTGACTGTCTCCACCTTCTTCCCTTTTTTCCTTTTTACCGGAACAGTCTTTTGAATGGCCTTTTTGGACAACCAGGGATTTTCATCACACCATTGGAAATACTCACATGCCGCCTCCCATAAGAGTTCCGGCGTAGAAAAGAGCTTATCCCTTCCATGCTTACTTCTTAACATCCAAAATTTATTTCCAGTTGGTGCCGCCATCTTATTTCTTCTTGAATCGTTCGTCCAATATCTTAGGAACAGTGTTATTCCAATTAATCACGTGGTGTAATCTTTTCGTTTCCTCGCTATGGCCCATCACGCCCACCTTCACAGAGGATGGCATCATCATAACCGTATAAAAACTCTTGACATATGTTCCTTGACTCATGTATATATCCGTCATACCTCCTTTATTCTTCTGCGTCTGCTTCTGGTTTAGCGCCACTTGTGGAACCTGCAGAAGTAGACATCCCCTGCTACCAAGCGTGGTATAGGTGTTCACATCTTCATTAATGCGACCAACGAATTTAAACGGTCTATCTACGGAACAGATGAAAGAATTCATCGCTTTCCGTTTCATCTTCTCGCCTTTCAAAATATCGTTCTCCTTTCCTCCTACAAAATCGCCTCTCTGAGCCATAGCCAAAGTGAGAGCCGGAATACTTTCATAAAAACGTAGCATAGCTTCAAATACCACGTCCAATTGCTTTATCGCCCTCTGTTTGACTATACCATCTCTACCATAAGTAAAAGAAAACACATCGTAATCATCATCCAGTTCTATGAAGTATTTGTAGCCAAGTTTTCTTGCTATCTGAAAGCAAGCATTACGCGCATAAACAATAGCTCTGCGATCATCAAAATTATCCGCTTCATCAAAAGTCTTTGCAATCTTTGGTTTATCGAACATTACAACGTTTTTATATTTCGCGTAATACTCTGCGGCCACTTTATCTTCATTGTCTATCACATAAACAATCGGTCCCGTATAGCCACACTTCCGCAGTGTCTTATCTGTAATGACGGAACCGGCACGGCCATGCGTCAGTATGAATGCTGCAAAATCACTCCTCATCTTCAGTATCCTCCAGCATTATTTCATAAATATCTTCCTTGAATCTGGAATAACCGTTCTCTATCGCCTTATCAAAGTCTATTATCACCAGCGCAGACGCTTCCATCAGTTCCTGAATCTCTTTCTCCTGATGGGCGTAGAACTCTGCTATCCGTCCGTAATCGAATACAATATGTCTCAATGCAGCTATCCGAAGGAAAGACTTCACATTTTCCGGAACGTTTGAATTATCTATTTCCGAAATCAGTTCTTCATATTTGCTTTTATCATAGAGAGAATTTATTTCCGGGCATACAGGGTTTTTAGGCTCATACACCGGAGCTTCAATCTTTTTCGTGTATTTATTCCGGGCATCACTTTCACTATCTACCAGACTATCATAGTCGAAATCAAAGTTTAATCCCCAATCCATCAAAGACTCTGCATTCCACTCCTTCAATAGTTTTTCGTCCCATGTACCATTATTCACGTTATCACGGATAATAATCTCCCGTTCTCGTTCTTCTGTCAACCCATGAAGCAGAACCGTCGGCACATCAGAAAGTCCTAGTTCTACACTGGCCTCATACCGTTGGTTTCCGGCTATAATCACCAGTTCCCCAGTCCGGTCAGAGAGTATGATGGGCCGTGCTTCGAAGTAGTCCGGATTACTATGAATAGACTCTTTGAGTATCCGCATCTGCTCCTCTGATATGGTTCTGGGATTGTTACTCAGTTTTTTAAGGTCTTCTATTTTTCTATAAATTATCTCCATTGGCACACTATTTTACGTTACGAAAATAAAGATACCGAATAATCCACGAACGGACTATTCGGCATCAAAGAAGTTACTGACACGATTTGGCAGAAGATTTTGCTTTAGCCAGCAATACCTTAAATAAATCCCAACCTTCAATTTAACAATTACACCGTTAATGGTTAACAAGTACATTTACCAGCTAAACCATGTTATAAGATGGCTGAACAAAGGCTCATAATTTGCACAACTCCCACAAAACCGTACCTTTGCAATGTGTTTTTCATAGTATTAGATTAAGGTTAATAAAAAAGATTGGCTGTCTGGGAAGATAGCCTTTTTTTGTAACCATTGGCAATATCTTTTCTTTATTAATCACCTGGTCGTTCATACCGTTTCTTCAATTGTTTCAAGACTATTTCCATACCGTTATCCAACCCTTTCTTATAGCCGGACATATGTTCACCTATGTTGTAAATCAAACATCCTACAACAATAAGGACAACCCCTAAAGCTCTATGCCAATAAGGGAGTGATATGCTGAACGGCGAAAATGTCAACCGGAAATGCCCGATGAATAATACTGCGATGATGAATATCGCAATAAAGAAAATGAGGTCTGTTTTCATGTCTATTCCTTATATTAAATTGGGATTATCGTAAATATTACTGACGATTGTCATAGTCTGCCATTCGCCTAAAGGTCTCATGCCGACTTTTTTTTCAAAATCGAATTGTAATGCGAATGTAGCAAGTTCTTTGTTCCACAATACAAGAGCTATATGTTGCTCACACATAAGTATGTCGCCTTCATAGATTTCTTTACCGCTCTTGTCGCACAAGCCGGTGAACTGCCCGACGGTTTCAGCCCATACGTCGTAACAGCAGCCGTCTTCCGGAGAATATATCCTCGCCTTGTCCGTAAAGATAAGCCCGTTTTCGTCCCTTCCGGCAGTATAGAAAAAAGAGAGAAATCCATATACCCATTTCCCAGTATCAATACCTTTACCTCTGAATTTTATTTCACGCTTCATAATCAATACCTTTTTCCATGTTTGTTTTCTCTCAATTCGTTGTATCGCATCTTCTGCTCCACATGCCATATAAGGTCTATGTTCAGATGTTTGGCAAACCCGAAAATAGCCAATAGCATGCTATTTAATTGATTTTCTAATAGACTGTCATATTCATACTCACACCGTATAGGAATTGTAGATATAGCGTATATGCTTTCTGTGAAGGTCTCATTATTGCAGCTTTCTGTTGCTTCGTATATCATTTCACCTGAAAAATCATCAATGGATATATTTCTTAATCCAGCCAAATCAAGCAGGCGTATGCAGGCGTCGGCAAACTCGTCTTCCACACAGTCTTTGATATATTTTTCAAAACTATACTTAAAATCGGCATTGTAATGCGGCTCTTCATCCTCATAATAATCTTTGAAAGATTTCCTATCAGCATATTTATTGTTTCTATCCGCTTCCACAGCTTCCATAAGCTCGGATATGACAAGGCAAAGGCAGTGTTCATTACTCAGCTCTTCATCGTGAAAACCGTGTTCGCAAGCGGTTTTATAGGCGCGGTCGCGCAATTCATTTAGATTCATGTTTCCTATCCTTTAATTTGTTATACTCATCCTCAATACATTTATTGATTTTAGCGGCTTCCTCGTACCGTTCCTCATTAATCATTGCGCTTTTCAGCCATTCAAGTTGGTTTATATAAATGAATCGGTTACACTCTGAAACCCTACGGGTGTATTCCCTTATCTCATTCAGCTTGTCCTCCATGCGCCTATGCCATCTGCTTACCATGATTAGGACAAATCCTAATGCAACGGCATTGAATAAAGTGATGGAGATTTTAATTATCAGTCCTACAGTTTCCATAATCATATTAATCAATCAGTTCAAATTCGTAAGCAAATACATAAGGGTTGGACTCCCACGTACCTTTGCCGGAGACTTTATCTATGAGGGCGGCAAAGGCTTCACGAGGGGTGCAATAAGGCTGAATGTCCCCTTTATAATAATAAGCATCCATAAAATGTGTATCTGCACTTCCGCATTGTCCTTTATAAATTCCTTCTTTCAAGCAATCTTTATCGGAGATGCCTTGAAGTTTTTCTATCTTGATATTGGTAATGCGGATATGATGGGGCATGAGTTCGGCTTTTGTAAACAACTTGTTAGTCCAACCTGCAAGAGAATTGATAGTTGTTTTATTACCATTACTCTTCCATATTCCGAGTTACTAAAACTCATTTGGGTATAATTACTTCTTTTCTGTATATCGGGATTGAGAACAACTTGATAATTACTATGCAAGGTTCTCTCCCGGTATCACTCTTACTGACAAACCCGCTATTTGCAGGAAGTATTGTCACTTGCTTTTCTATAATTGCTTTCATAAGTTCGTTTTTACTCACGTTTATTAAATTATTGACTCCCCTCTCTATAGTTCATTCAGAAGAAACGCATCTTCACCATTTTCTGTCTTCACCTCTGTAATTAGGGTATAAGCTGTAGAAACCAATTGAAACATCTCAGGGTGTCTCCTTATGAGTTTAGTATTAAGGTAATTCCTCCACCCTTTGTGATAAGCATAATACATCAAAACACCTCATTTATTCCACACACACGTTATTATTACTCTTAGGGAGGTATGAATAGATTTAAGTTTATCATCATTACTCATTTCAGTTTTAATTAATGTTTGTGCCCCAATAAGCTCTCTCTGCTCTTCTCACCGGAGTTATCAGCTACTGTACTTCACTGCATGACCGTTCGGGGCATGTCGGCTTCTTATTTCGCACCGTTGCAAATCTTTCGCTCGTTCTGAACTTCCATTCAGACATCATCGCAAATTCTTGCTACTCCGGGTATCTCTCGCGTCCTCTATGCTGGGATTGAGGGTAAGCGCCAGTATCGCTTTCTGGAACGGATTGCTTAGGGCAATCACTCCATCTCGTTCTCCGTCTCCCATCAAAGGGTAGGCTCAATGACCGGACGGAGAATCTTTCAATTCGCCCATGCAAGGCTTTGCACGCCACTTGCGCAAGTATTCATGTTAAGCGTACAGCTGTTCTGCATGGTATATGTAGCTGCCTTTTCTGCGAATAATTATCTTAATCGCCTACGTAACGGGAACCGAAGGCTCCTTTGCTGTTCTGATTGTAGTAAGCTGAAGCTGGAGCGTTGCAGTAATCATAAGAACTTCTTCTTTCCGGTCGTACCAAAGCTGCTTTCATTACTTCTTTCTCAGCCTTTCTCGCTTCTTCATCAGCAACACGTTTCTTTTCGTTAGCCCAAGCGAGTTTCAAGCAATCACCGAAAGTCTGTACACCGTGAGTAAGCTGGTATAGCTTGAAATACTTTCTGTATATCTCGTGAGCCGCTTTCATAATCTTGTGTAAATCGTACTTTTTCATTGTCTTACTCCTTTTTAGGTATGTTGTTTTTTTGGTTATCTCACTCAAACTTCGCATCTTTGCTGCTGTTGTCGTTGTTGACGTTGCAAATATACTATCATTTTTGATTATAACAATCAATTATGATATATTTATTAGTTAATAAAATATAATATAATTGTATGACCTTAAGAGAATTGCTGAAAGAAAAGGGAATAGCCTATAAAGTTGTATCCGATGCCTTAGGTATTCACCCCAACAATATGCCACGATATGACGACTTAATGAAGCGTAGCGTAGAAGAGGTGATGATTATATCTAAGGCAACGAATATAGACATATCAGAATTGATTGGAATTTCATTACCAAGACAATCAGAAGTACCAACCCCCATCACCAACGAACGCCTGTTCTCCGTCATAGAGAGCCAGCAACGTACCATCGAGAACCTTTCAAAGAAATAACTATGGGGAACTGGAGCGAACAACAAGCAGTAAAGCAAGAACGGAAAGAAAAAGATAAGACTAGACGAGACAAACTCGCAGGATATTTCTTCGACTTATCCAAACTTTCTTTCGCTGGGTTGGTCATAGGAATTACACTACCTTTGTTCTCTGACACCCAAAACGCAACAATGTGGCTCGTTGCTATGTTTGGAATAGTATTAACCGTATTGTCGGCATTGCTGGCAAACAAAATATTAAAATAGTATGGAAGTATTAATATTCGTTTTCGCAGTAGGAGTAGCAATAGTAGGCGGTATTTACCTATGGACATTCACCAAATCAGGCAAGAAGTGGCTTGCAAGTCTGTAATTATTGCATCCTTTCAAATAGACAGCCGTCAGAACGAACCCATAGAGGTTAAGAACTGAAAGGGTGGTAGAAATACTACCCCTTTTTAAATTTGCAACATCAATAAATCAAAGAACTACTCCTTTTTAGGTATTACTTTAATTTTGCCAACTCAACTATTTTTCATTATTTTGTAGTCGTTGTTGACGTTGATGTTGCAAAGATAAGATTTT